CATCATGCACGGTGATTTCTTTGAGCGATGTATGAAAGAAGTGATTAAATTAGATCATTATACACCCATTAGGGATAGGATGCAGGAATACATGACTACAGATGCTCCAGACTTATACATGGATGTCAAAGACGAATTTAACTTCAGGATGAGTCCGGCAATATTCTTTAACTACATGAATCTAACGCACCTAGATGATTTCTTTAACTGCGTGTCTAACGTGCTATCTGATATTATGGATGATAAAATACAAGATCTCATTGAGTTCTCTAAACAACGAATGATTGGCTTTAATCATCAGATAGGCAAAACATTCTCGACGAAATATGATTGGCAACTGTATGAGGGAACTGACCAATTGGAAGAAAACAATCCCACATATCAAGTAAATGACACGGAAGTGTTTACCGGGGGGCAGACTTTTGGAATGGATTGGTTAGATTATGAAGGTATTGATCGCCACAAGGAATTTATATACAAGTTTTGCTACGACTACAGAGCAACAAAGGCATCAAGGAAACTGACCAAACAGATTTAGATCTTAATAGATTTTATCCACCACAACCCAAAACCTAATAAGTAAGTACAACAACTAATCACTAGGAAATACCCAATGTTTAACGCAACAAAATTAAAACTATACTATGACTATGCTCTCAATACTGTTAAAGATGAGGGAGAAGATCCAGTATTAGAAAGAATTACTGAGCAAGTGATTGAAAATTTTATAGTTCCGTTGAAACTTAAGAAAAATTCAAAAATCTTAGATATTGGATCCGGAGTTGGATATTTCAATGATCATATGAAAAAGTTAGGATATAATGATATCACAAGTACTTCAATGACTGAAGGTGACAAAAGTGCTTTAAAAGCAAAAGGCCACAAGTATATTAGCACTGATATTAATTTTATTAAACAACCAGATGCCTCATACGATTTTATTTTTTGTAGACACGCACTTGAACATAGTCCTTTTCCTTACTTTGCTTTGTTAGAGTATAATAGACTGCTTAAGAAAAAAGGAAAACTGTATGTAGAAATGCCTCAGCCAGTGGGACCTAGAGGAGCTGAAACTTGGCCGCAACACTATTCAGTACTAGGAGAAGTAGCACTACAAAGTCTTATTTCTAGAGCAGGTTTTAGTATAGAATGGTATCGAAACGCACAAATTCCTATTACTAATAACGAAACAAAGAAAACAGCACAAGAAACATATAATTGTGTATTAGCAAATAAAATAGGCAACATCGACGTTAAATAAGTGTATGGATATCAATGATTTAAAAAAACTAGCAGGAGTTACTGATCAATACGGTAATTCAATGGGCGAAAACATAAGCCACACAGCATCCGAAAAGTCTAGCTATCAGAAAAAACATAACATTCAGCCAGGCACAGAAGAGTGGTTTAAGTTATGGTTTGCCCAACCTCGCCTGACAGGTGAGAATCCAATGCCTAAGGACAAGTAAATGGCTAACAAGTCACTAGACGGCGTATTAATTAAGAAAGCCCACAAAAAAACAGTATACACACAGGAACAAGTAAACGAGTTTGCATTATGTGCTGACCCTGTAACGGGTCCAATATATTTTATGCAGAACTTTTTCCATATACAACATCCTACTCGCGGTGGTATCAAGTACGAACCGTTTGAATATCAAGAACGTCTAATAGATACCTATCATAACTATCGTTATTCAATATCAATGATGCCCAGGCAAACAGGCAAGTCAACATCAGCCGCAGGTTATTTACTTTGGTACGCTATGTTTGTATCAGATGCAACAGTATTAGTAGCCGCACACAAATATGCAGGTGCTCAGGAGATTATGCAACGAGTCAGATATGCCTACGAAGCATGTCCAGATCATATCAGAGCAGGTGCTGTTAGTTATAATAAAGGTAGTATAGAATTCGACAACGGCAGTCGTATAGTAGCACAAACAACAACTGAAAACACTGGACGAGGTATGTCAATATCAATGTTATACTGTGATGAGTTCGCGTTTGTTAGACCTACTATTGCTCGAGAGTTTTGGACTTCAATATCACCTACACTAGCAACAGGTGGTAAAGCAATTATTACATCAACTCCAAACTCAGATGAAGATCAATTTGCTCTATTATGGAAAGGAGCAAACAAGTGCGAAGATGAACATGGTAACGAAACAAAACTAGGAGTCAATGGATTTAAAGCATTTCGATCATACTGGAAAGAACATCCTGACAGGGATGACACGTGGGCAGAAGAAGAACGTGCTAAACTAGGCGACGAACGATTTAGGCGTGAAATGGATTGTGAATTTATTATCAACGATGAAACACTGATTGCTCCAATACACTTAATGGAAATGCAAGGCGAGGAGCCAGGCAAAAAAACAGGACAAGTTCGTTGGTTTGGTGATATAACTCCTAATCACTTATATGTTGTAGCCTGGGATCCAAGTTTAGGAACAGGTGGTGATTATGCCGCAATGGAAATATTCGATGCCAATACAATGACACAGGTAGCAGAGTGGAAACATAATAAAACCACAATACCTGAACAAGTTAGAATCTTTGCTGATATAATTAAAGCGTTAGAAAGTCAGGTAGGTGAAAGAAATAATATATATTATTCTGTAGAGAACAATACTATAGGTGAAGCCGCTTTGATATCTATTGCTGACTACGGTGAAGATAGTATCAAAGGTGTATTTTTAAGTGAAGACAAGAAGGCAGGAGTTGGAAGACGATATCGTAAAGGCTTTAACACAACAAACAAAAATAAAATAGCGTCTTGTAGTAAATTTAAAACACTAATTGAACAAAAAAGATTAACAGTTAAATCAAAAGCATTGATCAGTGAACTTAAAAATTTTGTAGCACATGGAACAAGCTATGCGGCCAAACCAGGCGAACATGACGATTTGGTTATGGCTACAATTCTAGCAGTTAGAATGCTTCAACAGATACAAAATTATCATAAAAGTATAGGTGAAACAATGACAGACCACAGCGATAATCGAATTGACCCGATGCCGTTTATAATGTTTTAGATAAATATTGCTATGATATCAAAAACAGACATTAATCAGAATTTATTTAATTTATTAGCCACTAAAAACTTTGACCTAGTAACTAGAGATAATAAAGGTAAAGAAACAGCTGAACCTAAAGAAGCTGAACTGTTTAGCTTTGACTATGTAGTAGATAATCATAACTATGGTACTGTTGTGATTACTGTTACTCCGGAAGGTAACTTAGAAGTATTTTATGGTGATGCATTAGGCAAAGGTATGGAACTAGATCACAAAAGTGAATGGTATGATTTCCTTTATCAACTAAGACATTTTTCTAGACGTAACATGTTAGGATTTGAATTAAAAAATATGAATAAATTAAAATATGCAATGAAAACAAGAAGTCAAGTTGAAGAATCAAAATACTACGGTTATAAGAAAACATCATATACCAAACCAACAAAAGAAGCAAAACTTAAAATAGTACACTCAAAACCAATTGATGAAGAACAAGGTGATAAACGATATAGAAATATATCTTCTTTATACATTGAGAATGCAGAGGGCGAACGTTTTAAACTACCTTTTACAAAATTATTTGCTGGTCGTGCTATGGCTAGACACGTAAGCGAAGGTGGAACTCCACATGATCAATTTGGACAACACATCTGTGAACTAGTATCAGACATAGGAGTATTAGGTAATTTTGTAAGAGCAAGTAGAGGCAAAGAATTTACAGATACAGCTACAACAGCAATGAGAGAAGCCGGTGTTAGACATTATGCTGATCTTAAAAAGAAAGTTAAACGTATGATTGGTAAACGAGGATACCGTGAGCAGTTTGATCAGTTTGATCCTAGTTTAGACAATGTACATGAAGAAATTACAGATCAGTTACGTGATATGTTTACAGAGACACTACTAGATACTAGGATAGAAGAAGCTATTCCGGTATTAAATAAATTAGAGGCGAGGAACTCAGTTATGAAAGAACTTAACGAATTTGAACAATGGGCAGATGAAACAACCCAGCTAGACTTAGGAGAAGGGTTTGATCCTACAGAATTTGAAGGCAAAATTGAAAAGGATGGTAAAACAATAACATATCATGCTGATGTAGATAACGAACAAAACAGAGTACATGTAACTAAGTGTTCAGACGAGCAATATAGAGATGAATGCCAAGCAGATGCTGAAGCAGAGTGGGACGCAAGAGACGCTGACGTACCAATGGAAGATGTAGAACTTGATGAAGGCAAAATGAAAGAGCTACACTTAGATATGACAGAACTATCAGACGAAGAATTTGAAAAAAAATATCAAAGTAAAAAGTCAGACTGGGACGAAGTTAAAACACCAGGCCTAAGACAGGATCCAAACACACCAGCATACATCGGTAAAATGAAAACGTTTGCAGGCGATTTAGCCGCAGAAGCCAATGAGGAGAAAGATATGGAAGTATACGAAGGCCCTACTAGAAAAGACTTTCAAATGGTAGCTGACTTACTTAAAGATAATCCAAATATGGATGATCGTAAAGCTAAAGCAAAAGAATACTGTGATAAGTTTGCGAAAATGAATCCACGTTTTGACAAAGAAAGATTTTTAAAAGCCTGTGGCGTAACTGAAGCCATTGAAGAAGATGACTTTGAAGAAGGAAATGAATTCTCAGGTGCGTTAGCTCAAGCTAAAAAAGATGGCAAACAAGAATTTGAAGTAGACGGTAAAGTTTACAAAGTACAAGAAGATGAATTAAAAGCAATATTAAGGTTGGCTAGATAGTTCGTACTTAGTACGAGCTGTAAAAAAGAGTATACTGTACGTAAGTTATACTCTTTTTTTACGACTTTGGTAAAATGTACCAATATAACTATTGCAAAGCTAAATAAAGTATCATATAATGTAACTGTTGTATGATTTATACACATTAAAAACTAAACATTATGGCACATTTAAGGAGAAACACATTATGGCATCTTTAGCAGAAATTCGAGCTAAACTTACACAAGCAGAAGCAAGAACATCAAACAACTCACAAGGCGGTGGCGATAACGCTATCTATCCTCATTGGAATATTCAAGAAGGAGCAACATCTACTTTAAGATTCTTACCAGATGGAGATCCAAACAACTCATTCTTTTGGGTCGAACGTAATATGATTCGTTTACCATTTAATGGTATCAAAGGTGAAATGGATAACAAAGCAGTACAAGTGCAAATTCCTTGTATTGAAATGTGGGGTGAATCATGTCCAATTCTAGCAGAAGTTAGAACATGGTTTAAAGATTCATCATTAGAAGAAATGGGTCGTAAGTATTGGAAGAAACGTTCATACTTATTCCAGGGCTTTGTAAGAGAAAATCCACTGAGTGATGATCAAACACCAGAGAATCCAATCCGTAGATTTGTTATGAGTCCACAGATTTTTAATATTATTAAAACAGCATTAATGGATCCAGAGATGGAAGAACTACCTACAGATCCAATGCGTGGT